GCTGGGACAGTTGTAGGAGTCATTACGGGTGCGGAGCCGCCGAGACGAAATGGCTCGGTACTGCTACCCCCGGCAGGAGCCGAAGGGCCGGTTTCACGTAAGATACGGATGCTGTCTCCGCCTCCTGATGGCTTGACATCAAAGGTTACATTTGTGTCATCAAGACTTACGAATTCAATGTCATCTACTGGCTTCAGCACGTCGTTCGCCGGAGAAGCCGGACGACTCAGTGAACCGGCGATCTTACGCTGATTGCCGAGAAGATTGAGGTCAAAATCGTTTTGGCTTGAAATATCTAATGAACGACCTAAGTCCTGGCTGGCCGATATTTCGGGAAATGATACATTATCGGAAATACGAATTGTAGGACCGCTCATAGTTTCCTTCTTTTACCTCCTTTGTCTTCGTTTTAGATTCCCAAACGCATATCCGAGTCCTTAATATAGAGAGACAATGCCCGCTAAATTTCGCAATCTCAAAGATTTGAGAGCATTTTCAAAAATCCCACTTTTAGTCCACGGACAGGGTGTTATTTTGTTTGAAAGTACCGATAATAAAACACCTTGTGTATTTTTTCTTAAAAATAATGAAAAATCACACGGGTTAGGTGTTGAATTTATTGTAAACAAAGTCCGTGTATTTATTGTATCCTCTTCAGAGCCAAAAGAACTTGTGGATGAGAAGAATAATACTGGATTAGTGAATAAAAGTGGCGCATTTTATTGGTTCAGTCTTGACACTCACAATAAAACATTATACGGGGGTGTCGGTGAGCCCCGATTAGATACTCTCGTTTATCAATACACATTCAAGGAGGATGTGACTGAATTCTTAGAAAGTTTAACCACCATTGAGTTTGCTGCTGACACCCTCAAACCATTGAGACTCTTGCGCGATCCAATTACTGCGAATTTGCCTCTCAAAGTGAAAAATACCGATGATTTAACGATGAGTGATATCGCATCCGGTAATTTTTTACCAAAGGCGAATCTATCCTCTATAGCACAAAAGTTATACGATTGTATTTCGGGCAAGAATTTCTATCTTAACGACGCAGAGTTTCCTTATTTCTCCGATGCTATCAAATTAAGTATTAGTAATCCTGATGGCTGGTGCTATAAGCGACTCGCAGAAAAAGCAAATGAATTCAGTAAAGAGCCACATCCACAAGAGACATACTTACGTATCACAATGGGACAGAATAACGGTGAATCACCTGGAGTGCCATATGTAATGGAAATCTGGCCGATTGGACACTATTCGCCAATTCATAGCCATTCCGCTGCTAACGCTGTTATACGAGTTCTTCACGGAACCATACAGGTTGAATTATTTCCATTCTTATGCGACCAAAAGGATTCAGTTCCTCCTTTTGCTACGACAAGTTTTACTAAGGATGAAGTTACATGGATTAGTCCCACACTGAACCAAATTCACCGACTCACAAATCTTGAGAGCAACACAGAGCCATGTATAACAATACAATGCTATATGTATAATGAGGACGATGACGCCCACTACGATTATTTTGATTATTTAGGCGACAACGGCAAAAAATTACAGTATACACCGGACTCTGATATGGATTTCGTCGCCTTCAAGAAGTTAATGAAGGAGGAGTGGCTCAAGCAAGCCGGTGCGCCATAAGAAACGCATCGGCTAAATCGGACTTTTTAGAACGACCGGCAAAGAACTCGGCCCACCTAGCAGCCCCCTCTCCTCCCTTTGCCAGCAACGCAGTCACATCCGCTTCAGCACCATCTTTGCGTGCCTTATATTCGCCGGACGCCCCACTAATATCGGTGTAATCTACCCCTCGGGATTTGACACCGGCATGGACGAACTCAATTCCACCGGACCAAGCGTGCTCCGTCTCCAGCCGATGTGCGAGAAGTGTATAGAGCATAATTTGAACCGATTTCATAGTTGGATTTTTCATCGCCGGCTGGTTTTCGAGCCGAATAGTTGTAGCCCGTTTCATTGTTAGAAGTACAGACGTCAACCAGGTGTTCATAGCGCGCCGAATTGTATCCAGGCTCACCGATGCGGTTTTAACCGGTTTCCATGGCACTAAATACTCTTTTTGGGCCCACGCAACTAAGTCACCCTTTTTCATTTTCTTGACATCGGTGACTCCACGGCCAGTTGCGAGTGCTTTGAGCTCTTTGGCACCGAGCGCACAGGGCAAACAGGGCAACGATGGCTTCGCAACAGCGGACTTCTTAACACGAACACCGGTAGCACACGCCTTACACCACTTTGTTCCGTCACCGATGGAAATCCACTTGGCGCCTGAGCCGCAACCGGCACACGATTTAGCGGTTTGTGCCGTCTCGCCCCCTTCAAGTAAATCAACGTTATCCCAGGCGATTACCGACCATTCACCTGAAATACCGTGTTCAATAGCACAATACGCAAGATTGCGAATACCCATATCAAATCCAACATAGACGGGCATTCAATTAACTCTCTATTTAGAGCTGTTTTTAGACCTAACCGTAGAGGATGTCAACGAATTATTTTATACTCGTCAAGCAACATGAAGATGATACAGCAAACGACACCAGAAATCAATTGATGTATCCAAACACGAATACCGTCTATATTTTACCCGCTAATAATCTATCGTATTATGCGGACCACGGACTTTTTGAAAAGTCGCTCATTAGTTGGTGCCGGCAGTTTTGTAATAAAAATTCAGCGATGCTAGATATCGGCGCACATACTGGTACTTATTCAATTGCATTGGCATCACACGCGAACACAGTCCATAGTTTTGAGCCACAAAAGATGACCTATTACGCACTCTGTGGTTCTATCGCCTTGTCAAACGCTAAAAATGTAACAGCCCATAATATTGCCTTGGGCTCCCCAAGCCAAGTAGGTATCCAAACCTTGAATATTCGTAGTAACGATGGAGGTGGATCATCATTACAAACATTCGCCGATCCAGTTTTAGGAAAAGAGGAAGTGGAAGTGAGAACCTTAGATTCCTATAATTTCCAAAATATCGGATTTATCAAAATGGATGTTGAAGATAACGAGTTAAATGTGCTCAATGGCGCTATCCAGACGGTTAAAAAGAATAATTATCCAACCATCCTTTTTGAATCAAATCAAGAAAATAAGGAATTGTTTACATTTATTTTGAACGAATTAGGTTACGGTAATATTATACCAATTAAAGGATATAGTAATATGTTTTTAACAGAGCCCAAGAAAAGTTATTACCAATCATTAGGTAAAAATTAATGAATTTACATACTGATGTTAATATATTAATACCAGTATGCTACGAAGCGAGTAGAAAAGCACACGAATTAGCGATAAATTCGGCTAAAAATCATCCAGAACAGTTCCATAAAATGTATTTATTAATTTATGTAGAAGAATTTAATAAAATATATTTATCTATACTTAAACAGTTCTTATAAATTCCCATCCCATATCTTCGCATATTTTCTGCCAAATCTTATCTTGCATATAAAGTTTTTCACGACTTTTGAGCAACGGAAAGCAGGGTAAATAATCATCTAATTCCAGTAATTCACAGAATTTGTAAAGTACGAACGAATAAGATAAGAAATTGGACCGTTTCTTAGGGCAATGTTTTACGAAACTAAATTGGATTTCCTTAAACATATAACGTAGTTTCTCCTCAACTTCGCGAGATAAAACGGGTGCGGAGATACCGTTAAGACGGTTAAGAATATGCGCAACATGGTCGTAGCAGCGATTCAACTTTAATTTTTTGATGACATCTTTTAATTTTGAGGGCTTGAGTTTACTCATGTCGGTAATACGTTCTTTGCGGAGTTCTTGGCGAATTTGGTCTAGAATAGCAGGCGATATTTCAGTAGTTTCTTTGGCTTGGAATTGCGCTAGCCATTCGTTCAAGTGATTAATTTTCTTATACGCGTAGTACGACATTTCACGTGGTGGATCTTTATAGGACGGTTTCTCGGAGTCAACCAGGACATAATCGCGGTATCCACACTGAGGGCAATCCAAAAAGGTTTCATTAAATAACATTTCGCTATCACAAACGGCACAATTTCCAAAATTTTCGGTTATTGAGGAGGCGATACTATTTTCGTGTTGGATGGCGGTAGGATTGAGTGCGGTCAAGTAAGACTCTAACGCTTTATCACGCTTAAATCCAATAGTGTTTGTAATTGCCGATGCTTTTTGGACCTCAGGAATTAAATCGTTGGTCTTGGTGGATTTGTCATCGGCATCGTTTGTAAAATAAGAATAAACGCTGTTAGCGGGCATCTTTCCTTTTGCGACGGATTCAACGGGTCGTTCTCCGCCGGCAATACGTTCTTGGGCATCGCTGTATGAGAAGAGAATATCGCCGACTCGTAAAAAATAGTCCGCTTCGGCGGTACCATCTTCAAGTTTTTGAATTGTCTTTTCTAAAGCAACTACCTCCTCTTCTATCTTTTGTCTGGAGGCCAGGATTAATACATCGTTCACATTGGTGGAGGCGCTGGGTTGTAAGAATTGCTGTTCAACGGAGGCGAGTTTCTCCTTTTTCGCCGCAAGTTCCAAACGCAGTTTGGGTAAATTTGTTTTCTCCTCACGAATCTTTTGAATCTGTTGTGTATGAAACGATTCTAAAGTTTTAGCAGGTTCTAATGTCTTTGGTATTCGTGGAGCCGAAGGCTCTAACTCACCCATCGGTTTCAATAGGTTGTCTAACGATAAGGGCTGTGACATTATACCACTTATACTAAGAAAAGCAAAATTTACCGTTTAGACCGTAGAGGATTCCGCGGGCGGTAATCTCGCAAAAATATCCCCGGAGCCGAAAATTTTTTTCTCGGGCTCAGGTATAAACAACAATGGGATCCGGTGGTTTAATGCAGCTCGTCGCCTATGGTGCTCAGGATATCTACCTCACAGGTAACCCACAGATTACTTTCTTCAAGGTCGTCTACCGTCGTCACACTAACTTCGCTATGGAATCTATTGAACAGACATTCAATGGTTCAGCCAACTTCGGCAAGAAGGTACAGTGCACAATCTCCCGTAACGGTGACTTGATCCACCGTGTATACCTCCAGTGCACACTCCCACAGGTTCAGCTCCAGGCCTCTGACGGTTCTGGTGCACAGTTCCGTTGGCTCAACTGGGTTGGCCACAACTTGATTAACAACGTCTACGTTGAAATCGGTGGTCAGCAGATTGATAAGCATTACGGTGATTGGCTCCAGATCTGGAACGAACTCACCCAGCAGCCAGGTCTCCAGGCCGGTTACGCTGAGATGGTAGGTAACGTTCCTCAGCTCACCAACTTGCTCGTCCAGGGTGGTGAACCATGCGACAACTACTGCGGTACTGGCGAACCCCACGCCTCCCAGGAAGTCCGCAACTGTGCTCCTGAATACACCCTCTACATTCCATTCCAGTTCTGGTTCAACCGCAACCCAGGTTTGGCTCTCCCTCTCATTGCTCTCCAGTACCACGAAGTCAAGATCTGGTTAGAATTCAACCCTCTCCAGAACCTTGAATGGGACTATGCCACATCCACTGTCGGTGGTGTCTCTGTCCAGAACACCTCTTACCCAATCCAGCAGCGCATTGCCGCCGCCGGTCTCGTCTCCGCCTCCCTCTACGTTGACTACATCTACCTCGATACTGATGAACGTCGTCGTTTCGCCCAGGTATCCCACGAATACCTCATTGAACAGCTCCAGTTCACTGGCGGCGAATCTGTCACCTCATCTGCCAACAA